GTATCCCGTACCTTTTGTAGCAATTCTTCGCTAGGGGTATCTTTATTGGCATCGACGACGATTACCTTTACGGTCCCGTTGCCACTCCAGAGCGGCAATACTTTGACAGCCCCGACACCACTGACAGACGTGGACCATTCAATGTAATGGTACACATTGCCGGATGTGGCTGGCTGACGTACAGCAAATAGCAGCCGCTCCAGCAGTGCCCCGTCGGTTTCTTCTTCGTACCCGTTATAGGCAGCCGCCGCATTCGTGACTTTCGACACGCCATAAATGCTGACAGGGATAACCGTAATGGCACCCGCTGCCACATTGCCGCCTGCTCCGGTACTCTGCGCAGTGGCTTTTACGGTACCTTCGCCTTTATCATTCAGCTTTACTGCCTCATCCGTGGCAAAGTTCGTGCCGCTGGCCGTTGCAAATAATGAGCCAGCCGGAACGGTTACGCCAGCCGTGCCGGTTATGGATAGTGTAACAACCGCCGGTGTGGCTGCCCGCCTGGACAATCCTGCCAGCTCATCTGCCAGCCGGTCCAGGTATATGCCCCAACTGGTCTGAGGGAAGGCAGCGTCCATCATCAGGTCCATTTCTGCATAAGCCTTCTCGAATTCCTTTGCATTGGCCGCCAGGGTATCAAAGGAAAACGTGCCTTCCACAGTGCTTACGTCCGTTCCTTTGAACTCTGCATAATATTTTTTCAGCCGTTCCAGGATGGCGGACCTTGTTTCTGCTTCAAACATCTTTACACCTCGATTCCCATCTCAACTTCACCATAAACAGTCTCCAGATGAATCACCATTGTGATTTTCTTGTGTTCCTGGGTAACCTGCAAGGCCGTAACATCCGTAATGTACGGATTGACCATGAGGCCTTCCTTTACATAGCGGAAAAGCTCGGAGCTTCTCTGCCCATCATTCGGGCCTGTACCGATAAACTTTTCAAGCTCGATACCATAATCATCAAAGTAGGCAAGATACCGATACCGTTCACACCGGAGTACATGCAGCACCCACACCTTGATAGCTTCCTTGCCGGTAACAATTTCATGTGAACCGTCACGCCGGTAAATGAAATCGTCTTTTTCAAAGTCCCAGGCGAATTCCGTAAACGTTGGGAGGCTCTGGCTTACTGTTTCTGACGTGGATGGCCCTACAACAAACGGGTTACTCATTTCCGTCAAGCCTCCTTAATTTCATTCCTACAATGTATTGCTTTGTGGTCTTATTATCATCACCCGTGACAGGCAGCAGGAGAACTCTATCGCCTACGTTCCAGGTGTCCGTAAGCTTTTCATCATTGTCAATCGGATGGGCGTGGCTTGCATACTCCGCATCACCGGAGCCGCCAGACGTATAATCCGTTGAGCCAACCATATGGCGTTGGTGCCCTGGTATCCAATAGTCATCAATCCACAAATGTTTTTTATCCAAAATGTATCCATTGTATCTGATCTGAATCTCCGGAGGCGGACTGACGATGACGCCGATGCCGGCAGTCGGCTGTAAAGCGGCTTTTTCTGCCAGCTTTCGACTTAGATTCACAAGTCCCTTATATGGGTTGTCTGTTTTCTTCATTCATCGTCACCCCCCTAGATGCTTTAATTACTTTCGTGACTGGCATTCCCATTTCCGTGTAGTCGCTGCCGTGTACAGTGACATTGCGGGATGAGCTGTTGCCGTAATAACCGCCCTGGCCATCGTAGATAACAACGTGGTCATCATCACCATAGACAATGACATCGCCCTTCTGTAGGTCACTGGTATCATACGACAACAAGCCAGCCGCATCCGCATCTGCTACCATCGTAGGGCAATAGACAACGCCATTGTTGGCTTCCTGAGCAAGGAATGGACTGTAATAGCTGCCGCATTTGCCAACAAATTCAGCGCAGCCTTCGCGCCCGTTGTCCATCGTCTGTCCGCCCCAGGCATCCCACCCAGCAGAAATTCCGGCATCGACATCAGCAGAGCCATTGGAAATCCCCTGCTTATTTTCCATGCGGTCTTTCGAGCTGTTGAATACTGGTGCTGCATAGTCTACCTGTTCAATCTCCGGTTGTTCCGGCTGATCCGGAATATATTCAAGCGTTAAATCCATGGTATGGACATTATTTTCAAAATTATGGGTATCGCTTTTGATGTAAAAAGTCCCTGTAAGTTGTTCTTCCTGCACCTTGATGCTGTACCCTGTGATGCACTGAACATTCCCAAGTCCTTTCATACTTGACTCATCTTTTAGCCGTACCAGCTGAGCTTTTGCAGCGGTAACGTTGTCCACTGTTTCATCCGGCTTAGGCGGCTGCATCTTATAGATTTTTTGAATCATCCCATAATGTGTCACGTCGTCATTAATCGTGAACATCTGGCAAATGGTCCCGTTGTCATCCACAGCCTTTATCCGATTGACCATATCTTCAATACTTTCGGAGTGTTCGGTGCTGAATGTGTTGGTATCAGCGGTTGCTACATACCCGTCAACCAGCTCGCCTTTCTTTATGACATTCACCTGGCCGTTGATACACACAGGCAAGTAGTAGGTATCCTTCTTGGCTGCCTTGTCCGCTGTCTGCTGGATATCCAAAAGGGCCCGCAGCACCTCCGTCCCGCTCTTGTCATCCGCGATGTAATCAACGGATGCATCAAGACCATCAGGGAGTGTCCCGACAGGTATGCCAATCTCTTTGCACACCTGCTGGATGCCTGCCGCCACCGTCCCGGTGATGACTGCCCTGATATTGCTCTTTGCCAA